ACCGAGGTGCTTAAAGCGCACCGCCTTTCATTCCTCCACCAGTGGGACCCGCCCGATGATTACAGTAGGCATTGACGCAAAAAGGGTCTCTCACTGCCGCCAGGCGCGCAGGGGGAGTAAAAGGCAGCGAAGGCGTTGGGGTCGACGGAACGCCCGCATTCCTATGCACCAGAAACTTAAAACCTTTTATTTCCAATGATTTACTATAGTCGACAATCTCAGGAGATTAGGAATGGAAGATAATAACGAAAACGTATTGGCGTTTGGTGGTAAATCGTATTCACCGGACGATTTGAGCGAACAGCAAAAGTATTTTGCAAATCAAATCCAAGCCTTGCAAGGTCAACGTCAAACCCAACAGTTTGCTATTGACCAGCTAACTGCCGCGCTTGAATTTTTNACCCGGCAGCTTATCGCTAGTTTGCAGCAAGAAGACGAACAAGAAGACTCTTCGGCGGCGGGTTAGTACGATGCCCCCGACAATAAGAGACGTTGACGCAAGATTAAATACCCACGAAGCGGTGTGCGCGGAGCGTTGGAAAGAAACTTTAGAGCGTATCAAGCGTCTTGAAATGATTTTAATAGGGTCTGCTGGCGCGGTTATTTTAATGTTGGCAGGTATGCTGTGGAAGATATAGCTCGTGGTCGAATTGTTCAATGCTGCTTGGCTAGTCATAGTTGCGCTTATCGGGTTAATCATTGTCCTAGCTAGAATGCACGGCGATATTGTGGAATGAAAAGAAATGACCCAGAAACGATTACAGCCAGAAAGTATACATAATACTCTCGATCTTGATGGCGATAGAGTTATTTCTGATAATGAACTAGCATCGGCGGAAGCGCTAGAAAAACACGAAAAAGCAGATGCCCAGAGACGTATGGCGTGGGTATCTCTTATATCTATGCTTGTTTTTACCGTTATGGTGTTTCTCCCCGTTTTTCCTGATAGTCGTATCAAAGCGTTAGCAGACTTGTTTGGGCTGTTTTATATAGGAGTAGCCGGGGTAGTGGGCGCTTATATGGGTATGACTGCGTATATGAGTGCAAAAAAGTGAAATATATATGTGGGTTAGTACTCTGTTTTATATCTAGTGAAGTTGTAGCGCAGAGTATATGTGGTCCTCGCGCGGAACTTATTTTGCGGCTGTGGGATAAATGGCAAGAGGCGCAGATAGCTCATGGATTAGTCAACGATAACCAGTTAATGGAAGTGTTCGCAAATAAAAGCGGTTCGTGGACAATTCTTATTACTGATCCAAGCGGTGTATCGTGTGTTGCCGGTGCGGGAAAAAATTGGACAGTAACTAAACCTATTACCCCAAAGGAAAAGGCATTATGATAAGTCTTTTAGGTACATTATTAGGTTTTAGTACTTCTATAGTGCCGGAAATATTAGGTTACTTTAAGCAGAAGCAGGCTAATGAGCAAGAATTGGCGATGCTTGAAGCTAAAGCTAATTACGCCGATAAATTATCTGAACTAAAAATAAAGGAACTCGACGCCGAAGCTGATATTGCTGAAGCAAAGAGTATTTACGCCCATGACGCAAATCTTGACTCTGGAAGTTTTGTCAACGCTCTCCGCGGTTCTGTTCGTCCTGTCATTACTTATGCCTTCTTTATCTTGTTTTCTACCGTTAAAGGAGTCACGTTATACACGATGGTAGCGACAGACGGTATGGACTTAACAGCAGGTATGTTGGCTGTGTGGGATGAGGAAACTCAAGCCATATTTTCTGCTATTATTGCGTTTTGGTTTGGTAACAGGGCCATGTCCAAAGCTAGAGCGTATATAAACAGAAAAGAACTGTAGATATGAAACAGCGGTATGAGTCAAAAGAACTTAGTGACAGTAAATCTTCTATTGTTGCGGCGCATACTATAGATATAGTGTGTGATTATTGTGGTTTTGACGTAGATGAAAACGACTTAAACTCCGATAAATGTCCTGATTGTGGGGCACCTTTGGAACTAAAACAGAATATAACTGTAGAGGTAGCTCCTTTAGTTATATTTGTGGACACTTCGGGGTGATTTATAATGCCATTACAGAAATTACAATTTAAGCCCGGTGTAAACAGAGAAATAACACGTTACACCGCTCAAAATGGTTGGTACGACTGTGATAAAATACGTTTTAGGTACACTTCCCCCGAAAAAATAGGTGGTTGGGTACGCATCTCCGGTAATACGTTTTCAGGGGTTTGCAGGTCGCTCTGGTCTTGGGTTACTTTGAGCGGCGTTAGACTTGTTGGGGTTGGTACTCATCTTAAATTTTACTTAGAACGTGGGGGGTTTTACGACGATATAACTCCTATACGCGCTACAACTACAAATGCTGCTACATTCGCTGCTACTAACGGGTCTACTACTATAACGGTAACGGATAGTAGTCATGGAGCTTCGGTAGGAGATTTTGTTACTTTTAGCAGTGCTGTTTCTCTAGGGGGCGTTATAACAGCGAATATACTCAATGCGGAACACCAAATAGTAGAAGTTACCAACGCAAATACGTATACATTTACATCTTCTGTAGCCGCAAACTCTTCTGATTCCGGTAATGGGGGGTCCGCAACCGATGCCGCCTACCAGATAAGCGTAGGGTTGTCTATTGAAGTACCAGTAACCGGGTTTGGAGCAGGTACTTTTGGGTCTGGTACTTTTGGATATGGAGCTGTTGGAACCACACCTCTACGTTTATGGAGCCAATCCAATTTTGGAGAGGACCTTGTATTCGGACCAGTAGGGGGCGGAGTATATTATTGGGATGCTACAAACGGTACAACTACCAGAGGAGTAGCACTATCTAGTTTAGGTGGGGCATCGGATGTACCTACGATCCAAAATTTTATAATCGTTTCAGATATACATAGGTTTGTTTTTTGTTTCGGGGCAAATACGATAAATACCACTACCCAAGACCCTTTGCTACTCCGTTGGTCGGATCAAGAAGATGCTACTAATTGGACACCTTCAGCCACTAATCAGGCTGGTAGTCTTTTGCTATCTCGGGGTACCAAAATAGTAGCTGCACAACAGTTTAACCAAGCAATTAACGTTTGGACCGATTCTTCTTTATATAACTTGCAGTTCTTGGGGGGTCAGGTTGTGTGGGGGGCACAACTCGTAGGTGATAATATATCTATAGTTTCGCCCAATGCCGCAGCATTTGCCAACGGTGTATCATACTGGATGGGTAAAGATAGATTTTATATGTATGACGGACGTATTCAACCTTTACGCTGCGATCTACTACGTTATGTAGTGGGTGATATTAACAAAAATCAACTAGACCAGATATTTGCCGGTACTAACGAAGAATTTAGTGAAGTGTGGTGGTTTTACTGTTCTAGTGAGTCAGATACGGTAGATAAATACGTAATATATAATTATGAATACAAAATATGGTATTATGGTACTCTTGCTAGGACCGCTTGGTTAGATTCTGGTATTCGTGATTTCCCCCTTGCTGCAACATATAGTTATAATTTGGTTAACCATGAAGAGGGCNTAGATAATGGCGAATCTGATCCTCCTACAGCTATANGCGCACACATAACATCTTCAGAGTTTGATCTACAAGATGGGGATAGATTTGGGTTTATACGGCGTGTCCTACCTGATATGACGTTTTTAGGTTCTACCGCAGATTCACCGGGAGCTATAATGACGTTTTACCCTCTGAAAAACTCTGGTTCGGGGTATACTACACCCGCGTCTGAAGGCGGTAATAGTACTGGTACTATAACTAGAAGTGTCGCTGCTCCTGTAGAAGCGTATACGGATCAAATTAATGTTCGGGTACGTGGTAGACAAATGGCTATAAAAATAGAGTCTACGAGTGCAGGGGTGCAGTGGCAGTTAGGTAGTCCTAGGATAGATATACGGGCGGATGGACAAAGATAATGTCACACGATACTACACATAACATAAGTTTTACCGCTCCTATACTACCGCTTGCACCCAATGAATATGAGATGGTGTATTTTAACCATTATAATGAAATATTACGGCTGTATTTTAATCGTATTGATGAGGCTTTTAGAGACAGGGGGAGTGAAGAATACTCTGAATCCGTAGCGTGGTTTATGAGCTAATGGCTAATAACTATAAAAACGCTAAACTTGATTTAACTTCTACGTCTATAACAACGTTGTATACTACCCCTACGGCTAAAACAACCATAGTTAAATCTATTCTGGTGTCTGAAGATTCGGGTAACGCTGATACTATAACACTTACGTTAACTAATTCGGCTAGTGCTGTATTTAGTTTGTTCAAAACCAAGGCTGTATCTGCAAACACTACCGTGGAGTTACTGTCCGCCCCCCTTGTAGTAGAGGAGTCCGAAATACTTAAAGTTACGGCTGCTACTGCTGACCGTTTGCACGTTGTAGCTAGCTTGCTGGAAATAGG